TTAGCTGAGTCATAACGCACTTGAAGAATGTCAAGGGCAGTTAGGGCAGTGTCAGAGCACCATGCGGGCGTGTTGACTTCGTTTGCAAAATCTTCGCCTTCGGTTTGATCGAGGGTAAACCAGTTATTTTTCAGGGTGAACAATGAAAACACTTCACCAGTTTTTGCGCCTGCGTCATCCTTTTTATTGATTGTCACGGGCATGACCAATGCGATCGCTTTGCTGCCCTTTTTAACTTGCCTGCCCAATTCTTGCCATTTTTTAAATGTCGCTATCGGTGACAGTGGCATTTCACGCGCTGCGAGCTGCGAGTAGGCGAGCATCTGGTTACCGATGCTGTAATTGTGAAAAGTGCTGTAGCACTTGCTAACAATGCCGGGTTGATTGACAGCATCATATAAAAGGGTTGACCAGTTGACGTTTGACATTTTGAACCTTTACTGTATTTGATTGAATTGGTGAAAAGTCACCCGATAGCGCACGTCATACGCTATCAGTTGCATTTTCTTACGCGGTGACCCCTTCAATGGCGCGGGATTGAACTTGCTTGTTAGCGAGATCGTGCATTGTCCAACAATCGCGATCGCCCCAATAAGCCGCTTCGCTATCGTCACAGACGATCTTTTGCACTTCGCGGGTAATGAGCACGTTACGCACAATGTCAGCGTTACGCGGGAACTGGTAGTGCAACCAGTTAGCAAAAAAATTCAAGTATTCAGCGCGGGTAGATTTCATGATGTTTACTCCAATGGATTGTGTGAGTCTCTAGTGTAAAGGATATTTTACCAGTATTTTCTAGGTGTTTACCCTTAGGCTGTGCTACTTCTTGTCTGTGAATTGTCACGTTTTCGGGGCGACTTGACCCAGAAGAAAGCTAGCATTGGCGCGGCTTTGCGGGGATTCTGGGTCAAATTGTCATTATTTTATGAACTTTTATGTAAGGGTATATATATATAGGTAAAAGGGCCAAGAATCAGACGCACGCCAAAAACACGCTGCGTAGGATTAGGCGATAAAATTAGGGCGACAATTTGACCTAGATGACCCAGAAAGGCATTTCCAATGGTTAGACCATGCAAGTTAGACACAGTTGAATTTCAGCGCAAATTGACAGATCAAGATCGCGCTGTTTTGCTGACAGCTGGTCAAGGTGACTTGACACGCGGGTTCAAAGAATTGCTGTCAATTTATACAGTGTTGCACAATGCGGGTTTTCGCCCCGGCGACAACCTCGAAGATATGCTGTTTTCAGATAACATATATAACAATTCAGCATAACAGACAGCGCATCAAGTACCCGGTCAAGTACTGGCAAAAAGGGCCATCCTGCCCCCGCCCATTTGCTCGCTGCGTTATGTTAAGTGCTCCCAGCTCCGTACCGCTTGCAGATTGCTTGAAGCTTAAAAGGTTGAAGCCTGAAGCATGGGGGGGGGAGGGGTCTGGCTGACTTATAAAAGTTACAGGTGCCCCCAACCCTCTGAAAAAACGAAAAATGACTATTTGACCTACAATTGCGCTAACTTCCGAAAGGGTAAAAGATGGAATCCCATTCCGTGGCTACAGGAAAAAAACGCGGTAGACCGATCAAGATGACGATCCAGAGGTACGCAGAGAACCCGCCTGCGATCCTGCCCAAGACGGATCACCAACGCATCAAGGAGCTGAAAGAGCTGATGATCAGGTCTGGCGGCAAGGATGTCGCAGAGAAGGTGATCCAGATTGCGCTAAATGATGAGCACCCTGGTCAGATGGCGGCGCTGAAGATGTGCATGGACAGGACGCTGCCGATAGGTATGTTCGAGAAGGACAAGAACCAGCGCAGCGCCATCACGATCAACATCACGGGTCTGGGCGAAGCGCCGACGGTCATAGACCCCCAGGACATAACCGATTTGTAAAGGAGCACTGCGATGAGTGATTGGATAAGCGCGTACCAAAACTTCACAAAAACGCCTTGGCAACCGACAACGCTAAAACCAGAGCAAGAGCCAGCCTTCCGTAATTGGCTGTCTAACACTGATCTGTTCAAAAGCATCAAACAGGACATTGCTCAGGAAAACAACACGCCGTTGGACAAACTGGACGACAACCGCGTCTTGGAAATGCTTTTGGAAAGCCCAGACTACGACTACAGAGGCGCTTTCTTGGACAACATGCAGTCCAAGATCGACCCCACGGACAACAGGCCGCACTTCATGTCGGCTGACAAGTCAGGTCGTATGTTGAAAGCGCCCACGCACGAGACGGCGTGGAAAGAGTTTTTCATGCGTCAGTTTAAATTTGACCCCGACGAAATCGGGTTGGACACTGTGGACAAAGCGCAAGCGTGGACCGCAAACATGATGCAAAACCCGGCTGAAGTCATGTACGCAGACCCGCTTGGGTTCTCGATCCGATGAGCGACCTGAACTTCTCTCTACTGCCTTGGCAACAAACGGTCTACGCAGACCAGACGCGGTTCAAGGTCATCGCCGCTGGGCGGCGCTGTGGCAAGAGCAGACTGGCTGCGACGACTCTGATCATTGAGGCGCTCAAGTGCCCGCCGGGCAGTGCGGTGTTGTACGTCAGCCCGACGATGGGGCAGTCTAGGCAGATCATCTGGGACTTGCTGCTGGACCTGGGCCGCGAGGTGATCCAGTCCTCACATGTGAACAACTTGGACATCACGATGGTCAACGGGGCGCGTATCTACGTCAGGGGCGCAGACCGACCGGACACGCTGCGCGGGGTGAGCCTGACGTATGCGGTGCTGGACGAGGTGGCCGACATCAAGCCAGAGGCGTGGGAGCAGGTTATCAGGGCCAGCTTGTCAGACAGGAAGGGCCGAGGGATGTTCATCGGCACGCCAAAAGGGCGCAACTGGTTTCACGACCTGTGGAAGCTGGGGCAGGAGGAAAAGGACAGCGACTGGAAAAGCTGGCACTTCACCACGCGGGACAACCCGCTGATCGACCCGACCGAGATTGAGTCGGCGAAGAAGACCTTATCTACGTTTGCGTTCAAGCAGGAATACCTGGCCAGCTTCAGCAATGCGGGCGCGGATGTGTTCAAAGAGGAGTGGATCAAGTACGGTGAGGAGCCGGACTACGGCAGTTACTTCGTCGCGGTGGACTTGGCTGGGTTCGAGGAAGTGGCCAAGCAGGCTGCTAATAGTAAGAAGCGGCTGGACGAGTCGGCGATCGCAGTGGTCAAGGTAACCGACGACGGCAAGTGGTTCGTGAAAGAGATTGAGCACGGACGTTGGGATATCCGAGCCACAGCGTCAAAAATCTTAACCAAAATGCGCGACTACAGACCGTTAAGTGTGGGCATAGAGCGCGGGGCACTGAAAAATGCGGTGCTCCCTTACCTTTCTGATCTCATGCGAAAAAACAATGTCTATTCGCATATTGTTGACTTAACCCACGGCAATAGAAAAAAGACTGATCGAGTCATTTGGTCTTTGCAGGGGCGGTTTGAACACGGTAGAATCGTCCTGAACAGCGAAGAGAACTGGGACACGTTTGTGGACCAGCTCTTGATGTTTCCGTCGCAAGGCGTCCATGACGATTTGCCGGACGCGCTGTCGTACATCGACCAGTTGGCCGTCACCAGCTATTTTGAAGACGCGGATGACGAGGACTGGCAGCCGATGGATGTAATATCGGGGGTATAGCCACCGACATAGGGGTCAAAATGGATCAAAATGAGTTCGACGAGCCGACAGAGAACGACAAAGAGCTGACGGCCTTTGTCGTTGACCATTGCGACCGCTGGCGCGACTACCGCAACACCAACTTTCTGGACGACTACCTCGAATACGAGCGTATTTTCCGGGGTGAGTGGGCGGCAGAAGACAAAACACGGGATTCTGAGCGTTCAAGGATCGTGACCCCGGCCACCCAGCAGGCGGTGGAGACCCGGCACGCGGAGATCATGGAAGCGATTTTCGGCCAGGGCGAGTTTTTCGACATCGAAGACGACCTGAAAGACGTTAACGGCAACCCGTTGGACGTTGAGATGCTCAAAGCGCAGCTCATGGAGGACTTCAAGCAGGACAAGATCAGAAAAGCGATAGATCAGATCGAGCTGATGGCCGAAATCTACGGCACGGGCATCGGCGAGATCGTCGTCAAGACGGAAAAGGTGTTTGAACCAGCAACGCAGGCGATTCCTGGCCAGATGGGCCAAGCAGCCATTGGTGTGGTCGAGAAAAGCCGGATTGCGGTCAAGATCATGCCCGTCAACCCCAAGAATTTCTTGTTTGACCCCAACGGAACGTCTGTGGACGACTGCATGGGCGTGGCGATTGAGTCGTATGTGGGCATCCACAAGATCGTCGAAGGCATCGAGAAGGGCATCTACCGTAAGGTGAACATCACCCCAACGTATGAGGACACCGATCTGGAGCCGACGCAGGAGATGAGCCAGTACCGCGACGAAAAAGTGCTGTTGTTGAAGTACTACGGCCTGGTGCCCCGCGAATACCTGACGCCAAAAGACGAAGACGTTGCGGTTTTGTTCCCCGACGACTCGGCTGCCGAGGACTATTCGGACATGGTGGAGGCGATTGTCGTGATCGCCAACGGCGGCCTGCTGCTGAAAGCGGAAGAAAACCCGTACATGATGAAGGACCGTCCGGTCATCAGCTACCAAGATGACACGGTGCCCAACCGATTGCTCGGTCGTGGCACGGTGGAGAAGTCCTACAACATGCAAAAGGCGATCGACGCCCAGGTCAGATCACACCTAGACAGCTTGGCGCTGACAACCAGCCCCATGATGGGCATGGACGCCACGCGCCTGCCACGCGGGGCACGGTTTGAGGTCAAGCCGGGCAAGGCGTTCATGGTCAACGGCAACCCGGCGGAGATTCTGTACCCGTTCAAGTTCGGCGAGACCAGTCTGAACAACCTGAACACGGCCAAAGAGTTCGAGCGCATGTTGTTGCAGGCCACGGGCACGCTGGACAGCCAGGGCATGGTGAGCCAAGGCAACCGCGACGGCGCGGGCATGAGCATGGCGGTGGCCACCATCATCAAGAAGTACAAGCGCACGCTGGTCAACTTCCAAGAAGACTTCCTGATCCCGTTCATCCAAAAAGCGGCGTTCAGGTACATGCAGTTCGACCCTGAGCGTTACCCGAGCGTGGACATGCGCTTCTTGCCGAC